AGTGTAGTGTGATCTCATAGCAAAGATCAAACCAGTTGGGCCAGTCATAGGCTGTACACCAGCTACGTCATATGCCATCAGATTAGGAAGAGATCGTCTTACCAAACTAATAAGAATAGGATCGTAGTTGTCGATACTAGCGCCAGTTGCGTTTGCATGAGTAGCTTCGTGGAGAATACCACGCTCTTCACGCATTGCTTTTTCTTGGTTTTCAAGAATTACGGCAGTTACTGCACGGCGATAAGGGTCTGCAATAGGTGCAAGGCTCTCATGCTTGAGTACAGGTTCCCACTTTTTTTCAATTTGTTCTGAAAGATACATTTGTGTCTCCTTTATTGTTGTATTTAATAACTTTACTATTTATAAAAATTAAAATTTAGAATGCTTGCTAATTGCTTTGGCATACTTACCCATTATACTATTGTCCTGTGAAACAAGTTCATTAACAGTATCTTCTAACGCATTGTCAGCAGAAGTGTTAACAGATGTTTTACGGAAATAATTTTCTTTAACTACTTTGAGTTTGTTATTATAAGATTCATCACTGGTGTAAGTAATATCTTCTACTAGTGTAGCAAACTTTTCAGCTTCAGTATCAGCCAAGTCCTCTGAAACTACAGAAAAAATATTTTGCTTTTTCAGATAAACTGCTTCTTCATTCAAGTTAATATTTTTCTGGATTTCTTCATTCAAATTAAATTCAAGAGCATCTAATTTTTCCTGCATCTCAGCTAAAACATCGTACTTATCTTCAGGGACTTCAATGTAATGTTCAGTGAACACTTGTTGCAATCCTTTAATAAAAGATTCAGTTATTTCGTTACGAAGGCCGTTTTCAATAGCCATTTCGTTTTCTTGCATCCAATTTTCTGTAACGTAGTTAAGATACTTGTCAATGTTTTCAACCAGTTCTTCAACACGCTCTGCATATGCTGCATTAGCCTGTTCTGTCAATTCAACTTCAATAGCTTCCACTTCAGAAATTACGCGAGAAGATACCACAGCTTCAAAAATTTCAGCCGCTTTAGTTTTAAATTCTTCTGTAAGATTTTCATCGTCAGCAAAAAGTGCTCTTAAATCTTCTTCAAACAAGCCTTCTTCTGTTGCATACTCAACTTCTTCTTTTTTAACTTTTGTGTCTTTTAGATGTTGAGCATGTGAAAATCTTATGTCAGCAATAGATTCTTCTGCATCTCTGTTGCCGGCTGTTGCGTCACCAGAAGCATCATGGTGTGAACCATATCTCATTTCATTACGGTGTTTATATGCTTCAATGTGGCCAATCTTTTCATTTTTATGGTGTACATCTTGATTATACCCACCTTGTTTATTTTTAACTTTTTGGCCAAGAGTAATACCAGTCATTGTAGCTTCATCCAACTCATCTTCTTCTTCGTCTTGAGTTTCATACTCTTCACGAACACCAGCAGAATTAGGTTGATTTACAACAGAACTGGTATCTTCCATGTCCTGGTAGTTAACGGCTTTGCCTGCACCCTGTCCTTTCGGAAGAGTGTTGTCTTTAGATGCTTTAGATGCTGCTTTCACGCCTACGTCAGAGGTCAAACCACCTTCCGGATTACCAGGACTGCTTATGTCTTGGACTTCAGGATTTGCATTTGAACTACCTTGAGTAGGAGAAGAAGCGTCACCCTGTTGCTTATCCAGAGGACGATTTGCTGCACCCTCCATAAGCTCTCGGATTTTTGATTCTACGCCCATTGTTATCTCCTTTCGATTTAAATGATATTTAAATGTTCTATATATTTATAAAAATTAAATTCTTGAAATTTTATCTAAGAATGTTTCAAACGCTTTAACTTTTGCTTCTGATAAATTTCTAGAGGTTGTCTTTTTAATTAAGTTTTTGGTTTCTTCAATCTCTCTATCTTGCCATACACCCTTGACAAATACCCACTCTTTACCTTCCATAATACCTTGTATATACGCATCAGGTGCTGATGGGTCTGCTACAATATCTGCGGCAGTAGCAAGCATAAAATCATCTTGAACTTCATTGATACCATTAACTTCTTTAAGTGTGCCTAGACCTCGTGAACTAACACCCAATCCAGCTCCTTCTTTAATTAAACTGGAAGCAATATTACCCATAGGAGTATCTAAAATTTTTGCTCGTCCAATCCAATTATTGCCGTCTTCTCTAAGAGATACGATCATATGTGAAACACGATCAAGATTAATGTTAGGACCTTCAGGATGCCCTAATTCACCATATGCTCTTTTAGTATTGACTTGTTCTTTAACATAACGGTTGACTTCTTTTGCCATTATTTCTTTTGGATACATTCTACCGTTTCTGTTTTTTAAATCTGCTTGTAAAAAAACACCTTCTATGAAGAGACTTTTTTTACCATTATCACTGCTTTCTTCTACAATGAATTGTAAATCTTCGTTGAGTTCTTTAATAAGTTTCATTAACCTAATGCTCCGTCAGCGCCTTGATGTTGCTGTGAACCGAATCCTGCAACTTTAGATAAAGAAAGAATTACAGTACCACCGGTTCCTCCATTATCAACAGCTACAACAATATTTGCATCATTTTCATGAGTGTCTGCCCAATCATAAAACTCTATGCGTCCAGTTCCTATACATGTATACAGTACAACTGAGTCTCTTGTTACAGTTGCTTCAGTTCCAGTACCTAAAGTCCACTGTAAACCCTTGATATTGACCAATTGAGTACCAGAAACAGTCTCACTTGCTTTTTTAAGATCAACATCAAGATCAATGGTGGCGCTTCCGTCATCACCTCGCAGAACTACAACACCTTGTACCTGTGTTAATTTTACTATTTGTTTTATAAGAGCCGGCATTTATTTTTTCCCCTATTACATTGGCATTTTCTTTTTAGAATTTGAGTGCATATGATGACTTTCAGACATAAGTATTTGAACACCATCATCTTCTACTCTTACTATTTCAATACCATGTTCGAACATAACTTTATACCAAGAGATATTACCTTGACTGTCTGGTATGGCATGTTCACCATGGATCGGGGTTCCTTCACCTAATCCTTCTTTAAAGATTTTAGTAGCGCACATGTGTTTATCACCTTCCAAAGAACCTTTTGCAACGCCGTCCATAGGTTCTTCTTGAATATCTGTTTCAACATTGGATCTAAATTCTTTGAATGTTTTCATTTTTATGTTACTCTTCTGTTTCGTATTGGTTATCAACATCTATAATGTGTTCTTCACCATCTGCTAAACCCATTGCTTGCATTTCTGGGTTTTTAAAAACTGATCTTGCAAGAGTTTGTCTATAATCATTTAAAGCATCGCCTGCTCTTGCTTGCATAATAGCATTAAAATTTGTTTGAACTTCACTAGCATTACCCATACTAATATTATTAATCATGTCTCTAATTGCTTGTTGATTGTCCATTATTTCTCTCCGCTCAATTCAGCCTGTTGCTGTTGCATGTCCATTTGATGTTCTTGGTCTTGCGTTTTAAAAGGTGCTTCTACTTGCATTTGCATATTAATTTCTTCTAGTTGTTCATCTGTAAGCATAAGTATATTTTTCTGTACATACTCTTTGCTAAACAATGAACCAATAAAAGAAGAAGCTCCTTGCAATACTTCAAATCTACTTCTCATTATTTCCTGATTTTTAGATTCAGTATAATAAGCATCTTGAGAAAAATTATAAATGATAGTATCTTTTATATCATTCCAATCTTCTTCAGTCATTATATTTTTTAATACTAACTGAGTTTTCAAAAGGTCTTCAAACATGGTTGAAAACTTTCTTCTCAGTTTAGCAACAAATTTAGCAAACTTTAATTCATCTCTATTAATTTCAGCAGAACGACCAAAATTTAATCCTGCTGACTGTTCTAATCTTGATACAGGAACATTTAGTGCTTGATATAGTTTTTTCTGAAAATATTCTATATCGCCAATTTCACCTAAATTTTGTCCTGCTGGTAGAGTATCAATCTGTGTTCCCTGACTACCTTCTCTACGGGGAAGCCAAAAGTCTTCTAACATGGACATGAACTTTTTATCATCCCTAACTTCACCCGTGTTAGCATCATACACCAACTTGTTGCGATATCTATCCATGATATCTTTAAGATATTGTTCTGCACGACCACTAGGCAAATTACCTACATCTACATAAAAAATTCTACGCTCAGGAGCGCGTGTTATGCGGTAAATGACCGCAGCGTTCTCCATCATGCGTAATTGATTTGCAGGTCTAATGGCTTTGTGTAGATAAGATAAAGGAATATTTTTATCTTGATCCACTAATCCACTAGCGCAATATACAATAGCGTCTTTTGTAATTTTCAAAGCACTATTTGAATCAGCAGCCGGTTTATATTGTCCTGGTTTATCTGTTACTCCCTTTTCATTAAAGAGAAAAAATTCTTCCACTTCTTTAACAAAAGAAACTCCATTTTCATTTTTTTCTTTTTTAATTTCTTTGATCTTTGTAATCTTACGAGGATCAATATAACGAATATCTTTAATACCATCTTGTGGTCTTGCAGTATCAATTACTTTATGGAAGACTAATCTTCCATCAATGTACCAACGCCTAAAATAATCCTGTGCTCTGTCGTTAAAATGCAAAACTCTTAAAATATAATTAAATTCATCTGTAATCTTTTTCTGAATATTAACAGAAAGACCAGTTTTATCTAAATTAAGTTTTAATGGAACTTCATCATTGAGATTTGCAATTGCATCATTCACAACATCTTCAATAGCGGCATCAACATCTGCCATCAAAGCAATGTCTCTGTATCGCTTTATTAGCTCAGACTCAGTATTAGCGATGCCTTCAATATCTAAGTAAGTGCCATAATAGCCACCTGCTCTTATACTTTCGACACCGCCGTCATCTGAGGGTGCCACAAAAGACTTTTCAGTCGGTTGTGGCTTTTCCCGAGTTATCTCAAATCCAAAAATATTCATATTATAAGTTTATCTTAATTAAACGTTATCGTAATGTTGATATTGGAAAGTTACAGTGAACTCTTCAATAACATCATTCTGGGCATACTGCAATGCAATCTCACTCATCTGAATTGGGAAAGCACCGCGAAGGGTATATCTACCACCTTTCAATACTTTATCATTTCTATCCAAATGCTCAATAACAAGATCAGCTTGATATTGCGCGGGAGTGAGAATACCAGTGTTAGTGGCATTATTGTTCATACCAGCCATCCATTGCTCGAAAGGTCTACGCAAAGATTGATTGGTATCATTAACAATTGTAACAGTCCAGGGATCAAAAACTCTTTCGCCAGCAAGTTTAACTTCTCGTCCTCTATACTGTATAATTGCAGGGTTTACATTAGATGCTGGAACTGCTGCGCCAGTAACTAATATACTGTAAGAAGTATCAACCCCTGTAACGTAACTTGG